ATTGTTGTTTTGAATGCCTAAGCATTCCAATAAAGTCTGTAGCAATTTGTAAAGTTTCATTGAAGACATCTTGTTCATTACTTAAAGTCTTGTAAAGTTTATTAAAGTTGGTTTCTTGCGTCTGTATATTAACTGCATTACTTTCAGTCCAATTAGCTTTTTCTGTTACCATATCCATAATGAATATCTGAAAATTATACGTTAGTGTAGCATCACTTGTTTGTACTGAAGTAGGATTAATATGTAGTAATGGAAACTTCTGCATTTTCTCCAGATTGATTGACCAAATATCACCTACTGAAGTTGTGCTAATCTGCCTGTGGTACTCTGCCATTCTCAGAAGAGTATTTACTACATTATTATAAGTTTTGTTGCTTACCATTTAATTTCATTTTTTGACTTTCATTCAAATCTGTTTCATAACTGAGCCACGTTAAACATTCTAAAAGCCCTAAGTTTGTTATCCTTTCTAAGTTTACAATCTGTTCATTACACAATCGGTGCATCACACCAAACCAACCCCACTTCTCACCTACACTTTCACTTACGATTGAGTCTTCATTTCCTTCAGCTTCTTGGTCAAATATGATTCCGAAGTCACTGACAATACGCTCACGAAACTGTAAAAAAAAACCAGTGCACTTTGCACTTGCTCAGCTGACATCTTTTTCATCTGTTCGGCTCGTATAGTTAAATCTCCTCCATACTTTTCAATAGTATAAACTCCACTATTAGTTTTTTCTGTTACTTTTCTATAAAGAACTGCCATAACCTCTGGTAAATGTTGCTCAATTCCATTCTTTATAAACGTTTCCAGATCGGCATACTCACCAAGCGTAATATCATCTAAATTTGGGTGAAATCCGTATTCAACACCTTCTATTTCAATTATCCTTTTTAAAGAACTATCTTGCCCTGCCTGAAACTCTGCTATCTTTTCCATAATAACAGCTACATCTTTTAGACTAAGCTGATTTATTAATTGCTTAGACATATCTGATAAAGCTGCTATTGTTCCTTCTGCTTCTTTTGTCTTACTTCCTGTTTCAAACTCAATTAATTTAAGCCAAGTTTCTAATGTAACATCTGACCAACTGCTTATAAGTTTAAACTCTTCTGTCTTGCCATCCTTCTTGATTTTGACTTTCATCATAATATAATAGAAATTGTTGTTTTTTAGTTTAAGGTTTGTATATTTGCCAAGTTTTCTTCTGTATTAAGTTTGGTTAAGGGGTTGTAATGGGCAACCCCTTTTTTTATTGCACAAAATACTTACCTGCATTTGGATTGTCTAGATGATAAATAATGTTATATCTAATTCCATCAATTGAATGATTAAAAGAATCTACATATAATTTAGACCCCTTATCTGCGTAGACATAATTATTCAATTCTTTAGCTATATTAGTTGATTCAGGACTTACTATTAATTGATAATCTTGCATCCTAGTTATACCACTTTCTATAGTTCCTTTCTTGACTGGCTTTATGTTTACTCCTAAGTGCTTAAGGTCTGCAATTAACCTTGGCTCTGCACTATCTGCTATAATTAATTTATTATCTACTTTGTCTAATATAATCTGGGCAAGTTCTTGACTCTTTAATCCATTACGATATATATGTTCTTTAAGATATATCTTTTTATGCTTTTTGTCAATAGCGACTTCAGTTAATGAGTCTGGGTCTACACTAAAACCAAAGTCCATTCCACAAGAAGTTTGCAAGTTATCAGGATTAAATTCCCCGAAAGACCAATTCTCAAAAACGACTCCCTCGGCTTTGTCTAACCACCCTCCTAAAATTTTGTGAGTGTACTTTTTAAAGTTAGTATGCTTTATGCTCTTAATACGCTCTAGGAAGCTCGTAGAGAGGTTTTCTATGTTATCTAGGTATGTACTATGGATATAGCATACATTGTCTTTAATGCCATTAAAACCACCTTCAACACCTTTGCTTTGAAAGAATCTATCATATATCCAATGTTCTTTAGTTACAGGATTCAATATAAGTATAATTCTATTCTGTAAGTCTTTTTCTCTAATACTAAGGTCTATTGTATCAAAGATATTCTCATCAATAAGCTCTTCGGCTTCATCTAATACCCAAGTACTTACACCTTGTAATGATTTTAATCTTGCCGTTTGATTTCCTGCTGAAGTTCTTATACCTCTGAATAAAATATCTGAATTGTTACTTATATTTAACACTTCTGCTTTATTGATACTAAATACTTCTTCAAATCCCAACAAACTTATCTTTTCTAAGAACTCAGGAATGATTGATAGATGAGCTGATGTCATAGTAAACCTTGTAAAGAGTATTCTAATACCCTTTGTCATAGTTAGTAAAGTAAGAAATACTGTTGCTGCAAAAGACTTACCGGAGCCACGACCTCCTGTAATGATGAAGTATCTAGCGTTAGATGAAAAAAGTGGGTTATATTTCTTATTCAGTATCAGTTTCTACAAATGTTATTACAGGCATATTAATTACTTTATCACCTGAAGTTATATCTAATTGGTTTTTTTCAACATAACCTCTTTTCTTTCCTTGAGTGTTTAAAAAGTATTTTATATCGCCACTCTTACCATCTTTTACATTTTTTATTAAAGCAGCTTCAGCAATATCTAAATATTGTTCTCTAATGTCTGTTACTATATCTTTTAATTCAGGAAACTTATCAATGTAATTGTATATTGTTTTCCTCGTACAACCTAGACTCTTACAAGCCATTGATATAAATCCACCTGCTTTAGATAAGGCGTTTTTTATTTGTTCTTCTGTGTATCTGTTTTTATTTGGCATAGCGTATAATATTGTGTATTATTGTAAACTTTCTATAGGAATGTTTAAGGCTTCTATAATTGCAAATTCAAATACTTTGCTATCATTATCATAACCAGTTATTTGTTTCATTTTAGTCTTTAACTCTAACCATCTTTCAAATGTGTCTGAAGATACTTTTAAAGATATTAAATTATTAAAGACATCTTTCTTTTCTAAATCTAAAGATTCATCTTCTTCATTTAATCCTTCCCAATCAAAGTTTAACACTTCAATCATATTGAATATTTCTTTTTCATCAAATGGCATTGTTTTAGTCATTTCCTCAACTGAATAGGTGTCTTTTAGTTCTTCAAAGGTTTCTGCTAATTTGAAAGCATTTGACCTAAACCTAGTTTCATTAGTTTCAATAGCTACTATTTGTGCAGCAGCTTTAGTCATTTCTCCATAGTTATATGCATGAGCCTTATCCATACCTATCTCTTTCATTACATCTAATCTATGGTTACCATTGACTACTTCATACTTATCTCCTAGTTCTCTTATTTGAATGTTTTCTACTTGACCATTCTTTTTAAAATTAGCTATAAGTTTTTCTGTTTGTTTTTTATCTTCTTCCTTATAGTTCCATTCTGCTTTAACTAAGTCTTTGACTTCTACATCTACCCAGCCCAGTTTATATTTCTTTTTTCCCATAGTTTTGTATAAAATTGTTCGTATTGTTTGTATGCTTTGACACCTAATTGATAAGTGTATCTTCTTCTTCTAGCTAAATCTTCGCTAAATAATATTTCAGTATCTAATTTTCCTAATCTATCAATTACTTTTTGTTTATCTTTATATCTTATTGCTTTTATTTTACCTTGTTCATGGAATGGTATTGTTCCATACATTTCGCTTTGCATCCAACTGGTACTATCAACAGAATAAAAAGGATGATTTCTCAATACGTCTGTTTTTGTCATAGCAAAACCATGTACCTTTATTCCTCTATCATAAGCAGGTTTAATTAGTTTGTTATAGTTTAATCTTTTTCTATGCCCTCTATCTCCTTCTAATGCTATGTAACCACTTTCACAAGTATCTAGCATTTCTATATAATCATCCCAACTCATTGTTGTAGGGTGATACACTGGTACGCATTTTGAATATAAGTTGTTTTTTCTTAATACATCTCTCCACTTCATTACTACATCTTGTCCTACTATCTCTCCAATATCTAATTCTGCGTAGTAGTCAAAATTATCAAAATTTTCCTTTAACCATATAACATAATTGTCAAAGTATTCTTGTGCTGTTTCTTTTGTTTTACTTTTCTTTGTGTGATAACTTGCACTGATAAAACCTTCCTCTGATTTTTCATTAAAGAAAGAATGTGCACCACTATCAATAAAAAGAATTTTGTGTGCTTCTTTAGTTCCTTCCATTACTTGTGGTCTTTTATTCCCTCTCAAATAATAGTATGAATAGAAAGCATATTCAATTTCATTTCTTATTCTTTGTGGCTCTGCTCCCTCCACACCTGCTAAAAATATTTTCATAATAGTTTCAATATGTTATCAAAACTTTTTACCTTATATGGTTTAGGAATTTTATAGTTGTGTATAGCATTATGTATTCCTTTTATTAATTCATCCATATTATCAAATAAGTTGTCAGGTAATGTTTCTCTATAAGATAATCTATTAGGTGCAAAAGGTATGCAACCAAGATTCATAGATTCAAGCATAGCTATTCCAAATGTTTCTTGCAAAGCAAAGCTGACTGACACTTTTGCTCTTGATAATAACTTATAATATTCTTTTTTGTTAGTCCAAACATCTTTTGTCTTTATCCATTCTATTTTATCATTAGGATATTTTTCTTTATATTCTTCTATAAGTTTATCAAATAGATGAGGTTGTTTTTCTGTTGCCAACCTATGTGGAAATACTACGATATCTTCTTTTGGTTTTGGTTTATGATTATCAATAAAAACAGGAAATGTTTCTACTTTAATCTTATCCCAAGTTACCTCAAAATATTCTTGTATTAATTTTTTGTGAAACTCTGTTGCCACTATTACTGTATCAACACATTCAATCATAGCAAACTCAATTCCTTTTGCCCATCTTGTTAATTCTTTCTTAGCTAAAAAATCATACTTATCCCAACAACCTGCGTGTAACAATCCTGCCATTTTGAATTTTAAATCCATACAATCTCTTATGTATGCTATGTTTGTTACTATTGGATTCCATAAGTCTAAAAAGAATATAGTATCATTTTCAGTTATCTTACCTTCTTTGATAAGTTTAATTAATTCTAATCCTTGTTCTAGTTTAAATTGATTAGTACCCAAGACATCAAGAAACTCACCTTCTTTAATTTCTTGTACTTCTTCATTGCCTACAATAATATCTACCTTATCTTTTAAGGCATCTAACCATTGTTTAGTATATCTTTCTTCTATTGGTTCTATGTGTGCTAAAATTATTGCCATACTTCTGCTCCGTTTTCGTTATCCTCTAATACACTACAATAATTTAATTCAAAACAATTAAGAAGAAGTTTTGCTATCATTTCACAAGACATTTCTCCAAAAGTTTTAGGAAACATTTCATTCAAGTATTTATTTATTTTCCTTTTTAGTAATATTATTTCAATATCTCTATCATCGTGAGTTACTTCTTTTTTACAGCAGATATGAAAAATATGTCTGTGAGGATATTTCAAAAACTCTACACCTTTCAAACTACAATCTGACCATTGATGTAGTGCTTCGTGTTGTAGGTTTACTATAATGTTTGTTTTCATTTTATAAGATTTAGAAATTCATTTCTTGTATCTAAATTATCTTTGAAAGCTCCTAGCATTTTTGAGGTTGTAGTCCAAGTGTCGTGTTTCTTAACTCCTCTCATATTCATACAAAGATGCTGTGCCTTTAATGTTACTGCAACACCTAAAGGCTTTAATTCTTTTTGTAATCTTTCAGCTATTTGTGTTGTTATCCTTTCTTGATTCTGTAATCTATTAGCATACAAATCTAATGTTCTTGCTAACTTACTTAACCCTACTATCTTACCATTAGGAATGTATGCTATGTTTGCTACTCCAAAAAATGGAGCTATATGGTGTTCGCATAATGAGTAAAATGGTATGTTAGTTTGCACTATCATTTCATCTGTTCCCTCTGCATCAAAGCAAGTAAAGTTAAATTCTTTTGGTGCTAAAAATTCCCTCATAAATTTGAGGTATCTTTTCGGAGTTTCTTTCAATCCCTCTCTTTCTGTATCTTCTCCTAAGTATTGTAATATTCTTACAAAGTTATCTTCAACAGGTTCTTCTTTTAACTCCCAAGGAAAGATAAGCCATTTGTCTTTTAAATCTGTTTCTTTTTGTTTATCAAAAATAGCAATAAAAGGTTTATTATATTTTGAGTATTCTCTCCTTGTTTTTCCACTATCAATTAAGTCATCAATAATAATATCACATTCTTCAATTGTATCAACAGGATTCAACATAGCTGAGATGTATTGTCCTCCTCTTGGTACTCCATAATATTTTTTAGACTTATCTAATTTATCTACTCTTTGCGTTATATCTTTCCAACTTATAAAATATTCCATAGTTTGTGGTCTTGTACGCTTAGTTTCCACTGAGGATTTTTTAAGCATAAGTTAATACAATGTTTTACATTTTCGTTATTAATAGTAAATCCATCTGAATGAGGACTAATCCAATAGTGTTCTGCTTCTATTTGTGGTTGAGGTACTTCTTGTCCTTTATGTCTTACATATCTTAATTCTGAAATTTTATATTTAAAATTCTTTTTAATAACGTGTTCAGCTACCTTTGGACTTATACAAATAAAATCTAATCCTTTTGGTGCTGAATGAAGTCCTGATGTTTCAACTGCTTGGTAATATCCTTTCTCTTTAAAGTATGATATTATTTCTTCAGTTAGTTGGTCTAAAGGTTCTCCACCTGTCCAAGTTATTTCTTTACACTCTATACTTTTTGATTCCATCCAATTAATTATCTTTTCTAATTCCCAAGCTGAACCTGATTCAAATTCTGTATCACATTTTATTCCTGAAGCATAACAAGCGTTCTTTGCTTTACACCCTTGAAGCCTTATGAAGAAAGTAGGTGTTCCTGACCTTGCTCCTTCTCCTTGTAGTGAGTAAAATATTTCACTCACGTTTAAAATTGTTTTATCCATTGTATATTATTTTTGAAGTTTGTGTTTCTGCTAATTGTATTTCTATTATTGGTAACTCTCTTTTAATTTGAGTATAAATCCATACAGCCATATTCTCTGCTGATGTTTCAAAAGGAAGTTTAATGTAAGGTTCATTTGCTAAGTCTAAGATTTCACATAAACTATCTTTCTCGTATAGTAAAAAGTAATGGTCGTACTGTTTTATTATCGGCTCAACAATCTTATCTATGTCAGAGAATAACATTGTAACACCATCTTTCATTTTAGTAAATTCAAAGATACATTTAATATTATAAGTGTGTCCGTGAAGCCTTCCACATTTTTCTCCTGCTTTTTTATTTCTATGTCCTGCGTAGAAATGATATTTTTTTTCAATATTCATATTATATAATAGAATTTATTGTTATTTATTTAATAGTCTTCATTTATTCCCCTTTCGCCTATTAGCTTTTCTTTTGCTCCATCCCACAACATATCACGTCTTTTACTTAGTGATGGTTCTGTACGTTTTAGATTAGGCATTCCTTCTTTTGGTTCGCTATCCATATACTTACCACATCCACATTTAACATCAGTTACCCATTTTCCATTAACAAAGATAATCTTAGCTTTTGCCACTTCTTTTTCTTCTTTACCACATTTACAAGCATATAAAGTCATTGCTCACTTTTCTTATACAGCTTATCTAGCTCAAAGTGTAAATGGTTTATTGCTTTTTGTATATCTTGTTCAGCAGAATTGCCCTCTTTCTTTCCTGCTCTAAGTAGGTAGCTTACTGCTGTTCCTACATTGTAAGATAAGTTAAAGTCCTCTACTACTTTTCTAGCTGAGTAGCCATACTTAGTTCCTGAGTAGTAACTTGGTTCTGTTGTTTCTTTATAATCTATCGGCATCATCTAATTTTTTAATGTTATTATATATTTCAGCGTTGTGCTTTTTTGTAATTCTATGTTCTGTGTAAAGTATAAAAATTCCAATTATTGCTATTATGACAAATAGTATTATTTCAATCATTTTCTAAAAGTTTTAATAATTGTTGACTTGTGTAAATTCTATCATCACCACTATAATTTTCATAGATACAAGTAAAGTTTTCATCTTCACCTTGATTCCAAGTCCAAAGGCTTTTCACATTCTTTTTGATATGAAACCTTAATACAGACTTAATT